GTTGTGAAACCACCGTTACCAACACCACCAGCGTCACCAAGAGCAACTTCAGAAGCAGCGACACCTTTGAGAACAGCCAACAGGCCGTTGTGCTCGTCTTGACCACGGACTTCAGCGAAGTCACGGGCGATTTTCATAAGACCGTCTTGCTTAGAAACGACCTCTTGCAGGTTTACCTGCTTGGCACCGAATGTGCGAACAGTCTTGATGTACTGTGCAACATCAGTGGTGATGTCAGTGTAAAGACCATCGGCTGGGTTAGAGAGCGACGCAACGTTGATCTGTGCGTTCAGTGGCTTGTACCAGCGGAACTGACCAATAAAGCTTTCGCCTTCAGCAGTGATGTCGTCACGGGAGCCGACGATGCCAGTCGAGTTCAACTTCTTTTCGAAGGTGTAAAGCTCGTCTGTGTAGGCAGAAATCGCGAGAGCGATATTCTGGAAGTCTGTATTTGTAATAGCCATTGTGTAATTCCTTGTTTAGAATATTATTGTTTTGTTATAGGGAATAAGTCCCAAGCTTACCACTTGCGGCAAGCTTTAGAATTTCGGCGGTTGTTGTCTCTGTGATAGCCTTCTTCTCTGTTGTGTCTGACGGTCCATTTGGAGTCTGTTTACCACCGCCTGTGTTAGTTTTAACTTTGAACAGGAAGTCGTTGTCAGGGTCTTTAGAATAGGCTTCGACGAAGGCTTGGATAGTCATGCCGGACGTATGCGCCCAGTTACCATCACTGTCCTGCTTTAGTTGCTCAACAACATCTTTACGCGCCATGTCACGACTCCGCTCATTCTTGAAGTCAAGGGTTGAGAGGGCGTTATTGACAACGTTGTCTCGCTTGAGGCTAGTGTTCTCAGCTTTCAAAGTTTCTAGTTCTTTGTGGGCTTCAGCAACTTTCATTTCTGCTAGTTCCTGTAGTTTACCTTCTTTCTCAAGCTGAGCCATTTTCTCAGCAGTTTGGGCTTTGGCGAGATCTGCTTTTTCCTTTTCGGTCTTAGCAAGCTTCTCAGCCATTTTGTCCATGTTTTCTTTCATCTTAGCAAGGCGTTCATCTGCTAACTTCGCAATACGCGCTTCGATGTCGTTTTCATCGGGCTTGTTACCTGAGTCATCATTGTCATCTTCTTCTGTTTCACCAGCTTCCAACTTTGCAATTTCTGCCTCCAAGGTGTCGATCTCAGCTTCAAGAGCTTCCTTCTTGTCCTCTGCAACAGTTACGAACTCGCGGCGTTTAGTGTCTAGCGCCTTTTTCATTTCTTCTAATGTCATGGTATCTCCTTAAGCACAGCTTAAATTATGGGTTAACAAAGGTACAACCTTCGTTTGTTTGTTGTAGGGTCTTGACTATTACAAATATATCATGGACCAATTCCATACCAGTCTTCCCCTGTCTTAAAGGGAGCCAGAATGTCTTTTCTTGTTATCTTGTTTGGTGGATCAATGAGACCAAGCTGCTTAGCCTGACGTAGTAGATCCTGATAGGTCGAGTAGGACATACCTTCTTTGCGCATGGCATAGAGGGTCTTCCTAATCGTATCGCCTTCGAGAGCATCTGCATAGATGGTTCTCAAGGCTGTTCTTGCTCTTTCGGCGTCGGCAATGTTTGTAAAGAACGCATCGTGGATGGTTCCTGTTCCAATGTCATTTTTACGACCCCAAAGGTGAAATCTTCGAACAATCACAGCGTCATTACTGTGGTTGCCGTTTACTCCCAGTCCGATAGAAGCATCTGCTAGAGAGCCTTTGCCCAACAGTTTCCCGTCTTCAGCACTGGCCTCGTAGATGTTCTGAACTCTCCGGCCTGTAACAGGGTCTCGGAAGTCAATTCTTTCTTGGAGTTTTGGTCGGTATCTCTGCATCATAATCTTTCCGTCGAAAGTGACCCAAGGGATATCTACTTTTTGTGTTTCAGCAACATAGAGTCTGGCTACCTTCTTCCAGAACGTAATAAACGTTTCTGTGACAGGTGCTCTTTGAGCTAGGTTTTTGGACATAATACGAGACACAGCCTCGAAGTCTTTTGGGCCAATAAGCCCTTGCCTAGCGTTCATAACCTTGTTGACGAAGTCACCTGTATCCGGATGGATGTCGAGGGCCTCTTTAAGAAGCTCACGGCCAACAGGTGTGTTGTTGTTTACAAGTTCTACAAGTTCCTTTCGGAAAGCCTGTAGGTCTTTAACTGTTTGTACTGCATCTAGTTTTGTAGCGAGCTTGATCTGAGAGTCAACTGTTCTTAGCTGATCTGTCAAGTCGCCTTTGGTAATCGTTAGAAAACCTTTCGAGTCAAGAATTTTAGAAAGTTTGTTCGCAACGTTAGCTGTCTTTGTAGCTTCACCAGCGCCGTAGAAGGTAACCATGTTCTGCGCTTTGGCAGCTTTGGCTAAGTCTTCCCAAGTCAAGTTGGCGTTTCTTAGAGCAGCAATCTGTAGAAACTCTGGATCAGTAATTGTGTCCTGAGCAACCAAGTCATAGAGACGGTTCTTTCTTGTTGTAGCAAGTACGTTTGAAGCCTCAGCAATCGGCCTGTCACCAGTAGACAAAGCAATGATTTGAGCACCGCTAGAAGAGGCGTCGTTCTCGATCATAAGTTGTGTCTGGTAAGTTCTCAGCTTGCTTACGTTAGCAAAGTTTCCGTCTACATGGTCATGGATACGTTTGTACTCCAAGGCCAGACGAGCCATTTTACCTACCTCTGCTCCTTCAAGTCCACGGATAAGAGGATGTTCTAGGAACTCTCTGATACGGCGGTCTCTCTGGGTTGAGGCTTGTAGTAAGGCTCCGACTTCTCTCAGCTTAGCTTCATTCCTTGCGAAGATAGCACGTCTACCTGCCTGTGTCAAGGCTTCTGTCGCTGGGCCAATTAAGGCACCAAGCTGGATTTGAAGCTCTCTAACGGAGTCTTGGTCAATAAAAACCTTCTTGCCTGAGTTCAGGAAAGGTCTAACCAGTTCTCCGCCTGTCGGCGTTAGGTAGCCACGGTGATAAACCCGTCCACGCGAGTCAATAAAGGCTTGCGTTCTGAAAGGAGAATTCCGTAGTCGGTGGTACTTGGCTGTGGTCATCATCCCGTAACCCTGTTCTCCACGGTTTAGGATCTCATGACGAAACTCGTTGATACTGTCATAGTACTTTGAGTTACCACGAGGGTCACGGAACCTAACGAGGTAATCCATGAAGTCAAAGAACTCATTGTCTACAGAGTATTCCACATTCATAACGTGGTTCATCATCTGCGCCATTTCAGCATCAATCTGCTTTGGGTCGTAGTCAGGAAACTTGTTAGCGGAAATAATAGGAATACCGGAGTCATTACCTCTTGCATCAACAAAGGTTTTCTTCCCTGCTTTAACATAGAGACGGTCGCGGTTATTCACTGTTCCCAAGCGTCTTGCGATAGTGTTTCTTCGTTCTGCTTCTTGTAGCTTCAAGAGTGTCTTGTCGATCACCTGAACTTCACGGCTAACTGTATCACCCCAAGCACCAGAGGCACGGCCTGTATCAACATCATAAACGCCTCTGCGGGTTTTACCACGGAAGTTTACTCTGATAAGGTTTTGCTCTTTCATAAACTGGAGGATCTTAGAACCTTCAGCATGGTAGCTTTGTAGAGTGTGGGTAACGCCGGGGACCAAGTCTCCGATGTCAGTAGCTAGGGTCTTGCCTATGCTGATAGCCAGACTATCGTAGTCAGTAGCTTGTCCAGAGGCGGCTAGCTTGAAAGCCTTTGTCATACTATCGAGGGCGCGTTCATTGAGAATTACCGAGGTTGGTCTCTTAGAGAGGGTCAAAAATTCTAAGTCAAGAATGTAACGTGTTTTCTCATTCAGAGTCGAAATCTGACGTATCCACCAAGAGTCTTTGGGTTCTTTGTCTTCAAATTTCTTCTTGAAGTCACGGTAGGCTTTTCTCAGGGGGATAATGTTGTCTAGCATCTTTTGCTTGAAGTCTTTTACCTGTTTTTCTGTAGTAGTCAAACGGGCAAAGTACGTTCTCATAGGCGCTCGGCCAGAGAAGTACATTTTATTTGCTAGGGCTTTCCCCTCAGTACGACGCCAAGCGTCAATGTAGCGTTGGTCAGCAAGATGGTTCTTTGTCAGGTCTTCTAGGGTGTAGTACTTACCCATGATCTGGACCTGTGGACCATCACCACTAAGGTAACGTACAAACATTTCCGAGCGTTGACGAGAACGAGTATCAAGAAGTCTTGAGACGTTCTGAACAGCAAAACGATTTTCCGCTCTCATGACAGCAACAAAGTCAGCCCAAGGCTCTTTATCATTGTTATGACGCTGGAAGACAACCCGTAGGTTTTCAATAGCAACAGTTTGTTGATTGACAGAAAGCTTATCATCTAGACCAGCCACAGTACTTTCAATGAAGTCCTTTTGGTCTGGGGTGAGGTCTTTTGAGTTCCTCATAAAGTCAATACGCTCTTGGTAAAGGTTAAAATCGGGATCATAAAGGTTGTTGTTCTTAATCTCTCCTGTCAAAGGATCAGCGGAGAAGTTACGTTCATCAAACTCATTACCCACACGTCTACGAGAAGCCTGTTTACCGACAAGAGAAGTACCCTTGTAGTTTGTCAGGGAGAGCGTAGAGTTGAAGTCATCCGCATCAGAAATGAACAGTTCACGGAGTTGATCCCGATAGCGGGGGTTAGACAACAACGTTGCTGGGCTTTTGATAGGGATGGAGAAGTCAGAGTTCTTTACGGTTTGACGTGGACGGAAAACAGCAGTAGCCTGAGCGGCCTTTGCTCGGAGAGCCTGAATAGTTAGAGCCTTACCAACAGGGGTAATGAACTCAGCAGCTTTCAGCTTTCCTTGCTTGAAAAGGTTAGCAGCATCGAGGGAGCCAAGCATTCTTACTTGAATCTCTGTGCTCTGTCTTTTTAGCCAGTCTGTAAAGTTAGGGGCGTTTGCAGCCTTACCGTTGAAGTAAGCTACGTCTAGATCAGCAACAGGGCGTTTCTTTACGCGGGCTGAGTCCAGAAGCAGAAGGTCTTCTTTGCTCTTTACAACAGGAACCATACTAGAACGACAGTTCCAGTGTAGAGGTGGTCGGTACTTCATGTCTTTGATGTCGTAGACTTTACCGTTGTGGAAGCTACAAATAGGGCTTGTCCTTGAGTCAAGGATAGCTGTAAACATGTAGCCGGAAAGGACCTCTTCGTTGCTCAACATAACCTTGTTTAAGGCCGCTGTTTGTGTAGAGGTTATAGCAGTCCTCGTTAGAGTTCTTGCTTGTATTTCTGTAATCTTTGTCGTCTTTAAAACGTCACTGATAATTTCTTTGCTTGAAGCACCTCTTGCGAGTCCTGCCTTAACCTTTGTCTGGATACGAACAAGTTCGCCAGAGGAAATGTTAGAGAGGTTTGTAGAAAGGTTGCTTGGGCCTTTGATGTTCGGTCCAGTAATCTCAGCAAGGAGTTCCTTGGTTCTTGGGCGCTGGGCCTTATAGAAACCACGGACTTCTTTATTGAGGTTGTCTGTATGAAAGTCTAGCTGGGAAGTAGAGAATTCTGTCAGGCTGCGTTCTGCATGGGACTTCAATTCTTTACCAAAGCGAGTTACTTCGGGACGGACATCTGTTCGAATGTTGTTTGTCAAAATGTCACGGAGACGCTTGCGGTGTCTACGTAGAATTCGGCGGTTATCAACCTGAACCCCTTCTTCGTATAACCGGACATCTGCCATGTGATTGACAATGCGGTCAAAGATCTTATCATTAACGTTCATCTT